TTGAGGAAACACAGACTCTTTTCTGTAAGCAAATGCTTCAGCAATATTAGTTGGTTTCTGAGAAATACGTAACTGATACTGTTCTGGATTAAGATCTGCTTTCCATTTCTTTCTTTCTAATCTAATAGCTTCTAATGCTTCTTCTATTAATGAATTACCATATTCATCAATATGAGGTGGCATAGACCATTGCTCAGGTATAAACAATCCGGCTAAACCTATTGTACCATCTTTATCCATTAGATTAGTTTCTACGGCATATATATCATTTGACGTAGGATTTAATATCATTTCTTTTAATGGTTCACACTGATCTAAATCACCCACAGAACCCGCAGCTATAAACATACCGGTTGTAACCATACCAGAAGACATTGCAGGACGTAAGTACTCATAGGTCTGCATCATTTTAGGTGCAATACCCGCCTCCTCATGGAAGAAATAAGTTGTTGGACCCCCTACACCTGTTGTAGCGTTTTTCTCAAAAGACGCACCTTGTATTTTAGATTTAAGACCTCTGGATGTTTTCCTATTACCAACCTTAACTTCAATTTGCTGTTGCCATAGTAATACCTTTTCTGGATTGCTGGGTCTATACCAAGCAGTATGCTCATTAAGAAAGGTTTTATATTCATCAAGAAACTTCCAAGATCCTTTGTCATTGATGTAGTCTTTTAATGACGCACCAATCTTACATGTACTACCTTCTTCAAACCAATAAGTATTAATGATTTTACCCATATGAAAGTAAGAAGATGCAATCTGACGTTTCTTTAAAATAGCAGAATGCTTATAATTTAGTTCTGCTAATAACTCATAAAGAGCCATATGATACTGAGCATCTCTGACTTTGGCAAAACCATACTTCTTTTCTTCTTTATCATAGATGGGTAAGAAGTTTAACCACATGTAATAATCTCTGGTTAAATACCATGTAAGATCTTTGTCTTTATAAATAACACCTACACGACATTTATCTTTTTGATCATTCCAATAATCAATAAAGTCTTTTGATCTAAATGGAGCAGCACAATAAAAACCATCTTTATTAAATCTTCTTGCTTCAGCATTAAACTCAAATGCTAATTCGTTAAAATTATAAAAACCTGGTTCTTTAAATATAGACAAGACAAAATCTAAAAAATCTTGTCTTGTCTCAAAGTCTGTATTAGACCATGTTCCATTTTGATATGTAGGTACAGATATAAACACTACTCAATAGACTGTATTACAGCAAAAACATCTCCTGCATTAATTAGTAAATGTCTTTCTCCTTCATGTTTCATTTCTGTTGGGACACAATAATCAGCATATTGAATTAAATCTCCAGAGTTAATTTCCTCAACCTCAGCACCTACGGCTACAACATAACCTTGATATATCTTTTCTAATGCTGTATCTGGAATAATAATATTAGTACCTGGTACTGTTCTTTGTGCTTCTTTAGGTTTTATCAGAACCTTTTTTCCTACGGGAACTATTCTTGTTTTCATCTTTTGTTTTATTTGGTTTTACATTTATGGGCTCATCCCAATAACAGAATACCCAGTTTTCTTTTTTGTTTGTCATTACATTTGATCATAAGCTAAACCTGCACCACCTCGCACTTGACTTTCTTGTTCTTCCTTCATATCACTAAAGGCTCCTTTGTAAGAATTTCTAATTTGCTCAAACTTGGCTGCAGCATTTACAAGAGAGTTAATATTACCATCACGTCCATGCTCAATTTGAGTAGTCTCCATATATCTGGCTAATCTATCAAGCATAGATTTAATACCTACATAAGCTCTATAAGTTGGTGTTTCATAGAGTTTTTTACACATATCCAATGAATATCTAATTTTAGAATCTTCAGTTGATTCTTCTAAACTAACTTCCTCAACTATTATATCTTCTTTTTCATGTTCTGGTAAATTGAAAAATGGATTTAAATCTGGATTGGGGCAAGACATATAAAATAAATACTGATAGATACTCATGTATGTATCAGGATATTCTTCCATTAAATCTTTTAGAAAATTTAAAGTATAGCAATGTTCTGTTGGAATTACTTTTCCATTTTGGATGTCAAATAGTTTTACTATCATAATGCTTGAATTATATCATTAAAAAGATAATATGCCATTTTTATATAAATAGGTTGAGCAAGTCCCTGTAGATAAACTTCTGTTACATTATTATCTATATCACCATTTGCTAAATTTACATAGTGAGAATAAGCAGTAACCATAGAAAGATCTAATGTAATATCTACATATTTTTTTTCAAATGAATAATTTATTTCTCCATTGCTAGATACATTTGTCTTTTGTATAAAAATAATCCTTACAAATTCTTGGCTTTCTGTCATTTCTTATTGTCTTTAAACCACATCATAAGACTATTTACTTCATCCTTTAAATATGGTAAGTTATACATTTTTATTTCTTCAATTACAGGTTCTCCATTTACATGTTCATTAATTGGATATCCGTTTTCATCTGTACCAATTTGCTTGAATTTAACATGCTGGATAATCAAGTCCCCTATTTTTAATTTAGGGTTGTGCTTTTTAATAATATACGCATAAATACTGAGTTGTAAGTTATAATGATTAAGATTACAATCATCAAGATGACTAACTGGATTGTACATTTTAGATGTTATACCCTCCCAATTAGTAAATCCTTTTTCTTTAATTTCTTTATTTGTTTTGTAATCTGTGATATTAATATAACCATTTACAACTTCTACTAAATCTGCTTGTCCACACAATCCTACAGATTTTAAATAAACCAAATGTTCTGGATATACTCCATCTTTTAGCTTTTGATCTGGAGCAATTTTAGCACCATTGTCTTCGTCAACTAAAGGCTTTATAATAGGTAGCTCTACACCATGTCTTTCAATAGTTTTAAAGTCAAGCATATCTGCTTCTCTTTGGTTGTGATACCAATTACCTAATCCTATTGCTCTTTCTGTTTCTTTGTTCCAAGCGTCTAGTATTTCTTTTTGAGTCATGCCATACCACTTAGACTTTTTATTTTTAGCTGACTTCTTTGCTTGTGCCTTAGCATCAAACTTAGGTTTAAACATACCTATAAAAGAAGTTACACTAGTCCAGTTTATCTTATCCTGATCTACACTTTCATATATGTGACCTTCCTCTTTAAATACTATAGCCATATTATTTTAGTTTATCGTTTGTAGTAGTGGTAGTCCAAATACCAATCTTTTTAAGACTTTCAAAATCATACGTACTACTAACATCACTGTTTGTTATTCTATATGCAATAGCATCAACCTCTGCTCTAAGCAATATAGTTGCTGCTTCTTCTGTGATCATTTTATATTTTAAAAGATCTTTTACTATTTCTGATACTGTCATAATTATAAATTTAATTTTTCTTCTTGTTCTTCTGTCATTAATGCAGACCACTTACCTTGAGGACATTCTGATGATAAGGATCTTGTTTTAAAGTGAAGACTGCAACCACAATCACCACAACAAGGTTGTGTTCCAGGAGCAAAACATTTATCTCCTTGATTATCAAGCAGTTGACAACTGTTGCATATTTTCATTCTTTCTTCTGCAACAAGTTCCACTTCTTTTTTAGTAAAAATAGATCTATAGACACCCTCTCCTATCTTGTCAAGATTTTTAAATGCGTCTATTAACTGTTTTAAATTCATTTATTTTTCTTTTTAAATTCCTTTCTTTCTTGATCTACTTCTTCTATCATTCTTTTAGCGTTATCTAACATTTCTATTTTTTCTGTTAGAGATATATGCTTTTCATAACCGTCATAAGTATTTTTAATTAGATTACCCAAAAGACTTTTATTCTTTTTAATTGCATTGTTTAGTTTACCTTTTCTAATATGAAATGTCCCTAAACCAGTAACATTTATACTTGGATAAGTTAAATTAGATAGGTTCTTTCTAAGCTTTGCATAATAAAAAGTTATAAACTCATCCACTAATTCTGGATGCACACCCACCTTTTCTGCTATACCTTCTTTAAAATCTTTATGACTCTTCGGATTCAATGCCTAAAATTTTATAGTCTAACAGAACAGTTCCAGATGTCTGTACATTCATCTTTTTATTTAAAAATATCTTCTTTCTATTCTTGCCATCTTTAACAACAAGATCTTTTTTACTTGCCTTTGTAATTGCGTTACGTGCTGACTGAGGACTTTTAAAAATCCCCAGATCAGTCACGTGAAGGCAGAAAAAAGTAAGCTCAACCTCTCCTATTTTTGCAAGCTCAGCCAAACATTTTAAATCTGAATTGCTTATTTGCAAATTATTGAAGAAGCAGTATGTAACAATTTGATACTGGATTGTTGTATCCAGATCTACTTTTGCTTTTTGATCTACTTTATTTACTATTGCCATATTATAAACTTAACAGCATATCTATCAAGTCAGGATGTGGGTAACAGTCAAACTTATCTCTTCTAACATTAGTATGTGTTAAAAGACCTTTGACCTTACCATAGTAAGCATCCTCTTGAAATTCAAATGCTTTTGTTGGTCCGTATTTCTTAATCCATTGTACTAATCCAATACGGATATCTATATTATCTCTTTCAGCTATATATCTTAACCATTTCTCCAATTCTTCTATTTGTCTTGTAGAATAGTTATGCCAATGGGTATAACCTTTAAATGGTTCTTTCAAAGTACATACTTGAGATTCATGTGCTGTCTGACCAGCATATGTTTTTAAATCTTTAGTTAAATAACCAAAGTTATTAATCTCAATACCTAAAGAATGGCGGTTCATAAAACCACTACCTGTTTTACCAAGGTGCCAACCATATCCTCCTTCAGGAAATGCTTGTACCATAACACCGTCATAGTCTGCATTACCATCAGTTACTTTCTGACCCCCTAATACAAATTCAGTGGCAACACGCCCCCTGCTATCTCTAGCCCATTGATCAA